ACAATCCTGATAAAAAACAAGGAGGAGTTGGAGCGACAACAAATATCACAAATTCACCTGTATCATATTCAGGAGGAGGTGGAGGTGGTCCAGAAGCATCAACAGCTATTTCACCTTGTGGATCTGGAGGAGTAAATACACCAAGCCCAGTTAGTCCTTCAACATTAAGATGTGGTCAAACTAACAGAGGTGGTGGCGGTGGAGCAGATGGTGGCGCTGGAGGAAGTGGTGTGGTAGTAATAAGGTATAAATTTCAATAATTATGACAAGCACAATTAAAGTAAACACAATAACAACAGAATCAGGATCTACATTAACTGTGGGCGGATGCGGAAAAACTGTTGCATTAGCGTCAGGTGCATCACAAACAGGATTTGGTAGAACAGGAACAGTTGATTGGCAAACAACTAAAAAAACACTTGCTTTTACAGCAGCGAATGGTGAAGGTTATTTTGTAGACACTGCAGCTTCAGGAGCAGTGACAATGACATTACCAGCATCGCCAAGCGCTGGAAATATTGTTGCTGTTAAAGATTATAACGGAAATTTTGCAACAGCAAATTTGACAATTGCTAGAAATGGATCTCCTATTAATGGAGCTAACTCTGCAGATGTAATTGTAAATACCGATGGAGCATCAATTGTTTTAGTTTACGTAGATGCAACACAAGGTTGGGTAGCAACTCAAGATGATGAATCAACTTTTGCAGGTGAAGCTTTTGTAGTAGCAACTGGTGGTACAATAACCACTTGTGGTAATGATAAAATTCATACGTTTACAAGCCCTGGTACTTTTGCAGTTAGCCAGGCAGCAAGTAGTGCAACAAATAACAAAGTTTCTTATTTAGTCCTTGCTGGAGGTGGCGGAGCTGGACATAGTTTTCCAACTAGTAACGCTGGTGGTGGCGGTGGAGCTGGTGGATATAGAGAGGTTAAAAATCCAGTCAATCCTTTTACAGCAAGTCCATTAGATGGTTTTTCTACACCAGCAAATGTAATAACTTTAACAGCAACATCTTTTCCAATAACAGTTGGAGGAGGTGGTCCAGGAGCACCATCTTCAGGACCAAGTGCTACTTCAGGTTCACCTTCAATTTTTTCAACAATAACTGCAGCAGGTGGAGGAAGAGGCGGTGCAAATGGACCAGGCACACCATCAGCTGCTGCTACAGGCGGTTCAGGTGGTGGAGGTGCTGGAGGCACATCTTGTGCATCTATTGGTACTGGAGCAGCGGGAAATACACCCCCTGTTACTCCTGCACAAGGTAACTCTGGTGGAACTAACTACAAAGTGGCTACAGGAAATCCTCCAGATAACCCTGGAGCAGGTGGTGGAGGAGCTTCGGCTGCTGCACCTGATGCACCAACAGGTGCAGGTGGAAATGGTGGAGCTGGTGTAGCTACAAGTATTAATGGTACACCGACAACAAGAGCAGGTGGTGGAGCAGGTGGTGGAAGTCCAAATGGCACAGGTGGAACAGGTGGTGGTGCAGATTCTGGAGGTAATGGAACAGATAATACTGGGGGCGGTGGTGGTGGCACCATGAATGGAAGTGCTGGTGGTAATGGTGGTTCAGGATTAGTAATAATAAGGTATAAATACCAATAGGTAAATTATGAGTGAAATAAAAGTAAATAAAATTAGTCCAAGAACAGCGTGTGGTACAACTACATTAGGGGATAGTGGAGATACATTTACAATTCCAAGTGGTGTAACAATAACAAACAATGGAACTGCAAATGGTTTTGGTGCAACAGGAGCTGTTAATTGGCAAACAGGAGATATTAAAACTGCTACATTTACACCAACGTCTGGTGAGGGTTATTTTATAAATTCAGGAAGTGCACTTACAGCAAATTTACCTGCTGGGTCCGCAGGAGCAATTGTAGCCTTTGCTGATTATGCAAGAAATTTTGCAACTTATAATTTTACTGTTTCTCCAAACGGATCAGAAAAAATTGGTGGAATTGCAGCAGATGTAACATTAGATATTGATGGTCAAGCAGCGACTTTTGTATATGTTGATTCAACAAAAGGTTGGGTAAACATTCAAAATGCAGAAGATACAGAAACAGGACAAAGTTTTATTACAGCAACAGGCGGAACAATTACAACTTCAGGAAATTGCAAAATTCATACATTCACAAGTCCTGGAACTTTTTGTGTTTCTGCAGCTTCAGCACAAACAGCTAATAATCAAGTTTCATACCTTGTTGTAGCAGGTGGTGGAGGTGGTGGTTATGATGTTGGTGGTGGGGGTGGAGCAGGAGGATTTAGAGAAAGAAAAAGTCCAGCAACTCCATACACAGCTAGTCCTTTAGAGGGAGCAGCTACCATAACAGTTACAGCAACAGGATTTCCAATAACTGTTGGTGGAGGTGGAGCTGGTTCAACTGCCAATTATCCAACAAATGCAGCTGCAGGGAGTAATTCAGTATTTTCAACAATAACATCAGCTGGTGGTGGTTATGGTGGTTCATACCCTGCTGGAGATGGTGGTAATGGAGGATCGGGTGGAGGTGGATCTGGTCATAATCAAGCAACTACTGGTGGAACAGGAAACTCACCCCCTGTAAATCCATCACAAGGAAATCCTGGTGGAAATGCACCAGCCCCACTCGCTTCTTCAAGCACAACTGGTGCTGGCGGTGGTGGAGCAACAGCAACTGGTTCAACTTCACTTTATCCAGCACCAAATACATTTACTCCAAGAGCTGCAGGAGGTACAACTTCTATAACAGCATCTCCTGTAGAATATGCACAAGGTGGAAGAGGGGCAGCAGATGGTGCACCAAATCAGCAAGCGGGAGGAGCCAATACAGGAACTGGAGGTGACGCAGCAGGTAATCAAGGAGGACCAACCGCAAATCATGGAGCAGCAGGTGGTAGTGGAATTGTAGTAATAAGATATAGGTTTCAATAGTTGAAAGGTAATTAAAATTAATATATAAGGAGAAACATTATGGCACATTTTGCAAAACTAGGAGCTAACGGAAAAGTTATATCAGTATTAACTTTAGATAATAAAGATATGTTAAATGCTGATGGTGTTGAAGATGAAACAGTAGGTCAACAATATTTAGAATTACACAATAATTGGCCTGCACAAATGTGGATTCAAACATCTTATAACACTATACAGAATACACACAATTCTGGTGATAACTCAAAAGCATTTAGAGGAAACTATGCGGGTATAGGCTATGAGTGGGATGAAGATAATCAAATCTTTTGGCCTAAAAAACCTTATCCTTCTTGGGTAAAAGATACTACAACTGCAAGTTGGAAATCACCAATCGGCGATGCTCCTGAATTAACAGAAGAAGAAAAAACTGCAAATAAACATTACATTTGGAATGAAGAAGGTCAGTCTTGGGACTTGACAGACCTATAAGTGTAAATTACAAAGGTATGTGGTATGCAAAAGAAAGTATTATCTGAAATAGCATTATATTACGGTGATGTAGCAATGCCCAAAGATTGGGACATTGATCGAGATAAATTACAACAAGACATATTAACTTCAAATGTTACAGATTCACCTCTACCTTTTTCAAAAGAATGGGACAAATTAAATACTTATATAAGAGAACACATAAATTTAAATTATAATTTTACTTTAGTTAACAAACAAGTTTGGGGTAATATGTATAAACCTCAAGAAACAACCATACCTTTACTAAATATAGATCCTGTGGACTTACGTAATTCACCAGACTATACATTTCTTTATGGTGTAAATGTTAAAAATTGTATGGTTAGAATACATTATGAAGATAATAGGCGTAAAGGCAGAAGCTGGGATATACCGTTAACAAATAATAATTTTATAATGTTTCCGTCAACTTGTATGTATTACCTAACTAATAATCAAAAGGATAGTTTAAATTTTGTACAAACTATAACGTATGAATATATCTAATTATTATTGGTATTTTAAATCTGCACTAACGCCTAGATTTTGTGATGAAGTAATTCAATATGCTAATAATCAAAAAGAAGTTATGGCTAGAACAGGTGGTTATGGTGAAAGAAAATTAAAAAAAGAAGAAGTATTAGATCTAAAAAGAAAAAGAAATTCTGATTTAGTATGGTTAAATGATACTTGGATATACAAAGAATTACACCCATACGTTCACGAAGCAAATAGAAATGCAGGTTGGAATTTTGATTGGGAAAGAAGTGAGTCTTGTCAATTTACAAAATATAAATTAAATCAATATTACGATTGGCATTGTGATAGTTGGGACAAACCTTATAATCGTAAAGATGTAAATCATCCAGAGCATGGCAGAATTAGAAAGTTATCTATGACTTGTCAATTAACAGATGGATCAGAATACAAAGGTGGTGAATTAGAGTTTGATTTTAGAAACTATGATCCACACATGCGAGACGAATCAAAACACAGAATACAATGTAAAGAAATATTACCAAAAGGATCTATTATTGTATTTCCTAGTTTTGTATGGCATAGAGTGAAACCAGTAACATCAGGCACAAGATATAGTCTTGTAGTATGGCATTTAGGGAGGCCTTTTAAATAATGTTTATAAATAGTTATTTTCCAACTGTAATCTGGAATGAAGAAAAACCAGAGTTTGTTAAGTCATTAAATAAAGCGAGTAACAAATATATTAGTGAGGCTCGTAAAAGAGAAAAAGAATATATAAAAAAGTTTGGTGACTTTGGAAGAAGTTATCACTCGACACCACTTACACTTGATAATGATTTTTTAGATTTTAGAAATTATATTGGTCAAAAATCTTGGGAGTATTTAGATCATCAAGGTTATGATATGTCAAAATACACAACTATGTTTTCTGAATTATGGGTACAAGAGTTTGCTAAAAAAGGTGGTGGACATCATTCAGCACATATACATTGGAATCAACACGTATCAGGTTTTTACTTTTTAAAATGTAGTGATAAAACATCTTTTCCTATATTTCATGAACCAAAAACAGGTGCAAGATGTACAAAATTAAAAATGCGACCAGACTTGAAAGGTGTATGGGCGGGTCACGAGCAATTTCATATCAAACCAAAACCAGGAATGTTAGTAATATTTCCTGGTTATTTAGAACATGAGTTCGCAGTAGATCATGGTAAAGAACCTTTTAGATTTATACATTGGAATATACAAGCTGTTCCAAAAGAAATGGCTAAAGATGTTTAAAAAAAATAAATATACAATTATTAAACAAGCAATATCTAAAGATCTTGCAACGTTTATTGCAAATTATTTTAGAATGCAAAAACAAGTTTATGATACTTGTAAAGCTGCTAGGTACTTTTCACCTTTTGAAACTATCATTGGATATTATGAAGGAGAGGATGAACAGATTCCAAATACCTATTCTCAATATGCTAATATGGCTATGGAAACTTTATTACTTAAATGTCAACCAGGTATGGAAAAAGCAACAGGATTAAAATTATACCCAGCATATACTTATGCAAGAATATATAAAAAAGGTGATGAACTTAAAAGACACAAAGATAGATTTAGTTGTGAGATATCTACAACTATGAATCTAGGTGGTGATGACTGGCCTATATATTTAGAACCAAATTCAAAATTAGGTGGTGTAATAGAAGGGTTTGGATATGTCTCTAAAAATACTAAAGGAGTTAGAGTTGATTTAAAACCAGGAGATATGTTAGTTTATAGAGGTTGTGAGCTAGAACATTGGAGAGAAAAATTCAAAGGCAAAGAATGCGTACAAGTTTTTCTGCATTATAACAATCGTAAAACTCCAGGGGCAAGAGATAATATGTTTGACAAGCGTCCTCATTTAGGTCTTCCTTCTTGGTTTAAACGATGATATAATCTTTAGATGGGGGCTGTGTCACCACCACATACCACACAGTCCCCTTTTAAGGATATATTATGAGTTTAGGATTTGACGCGATATCAGCATTACCGTTTGCTACATCAGGACCAGATAGTGACGTAAATGTTTCAGTAACAGGTAATCAAGTAACTATTAGTATTGGCAGCGCTGGAGTTATTGCAGATTCTGTCACAGAAAATTTAACACCAAGTCAAGTAACTTTAGGCCTTGGAACTTTAAGTATTAGAACAGATGTAGATCACACTGTTACAGGCTCACAAGTAACTTTAAATATAGGTAATTTTACCATTAGTACAGATGTTGATGTTTTACCATCAGGTGTTGACTTGACCTTGGCTACAGGTAATGTTACAATAACCGCTGACGCAAATATAAGTCCTACAGGTTCTGGGTTAACATTAGATACAGTAGAACCAGGAGTTATTACGTGGAACGATATAGTACCAGGAGCAACAATGGTTTGGACACCAATAAAACCTTATTAATATGGCATCAACTTATTCAACAGATTTATCATTAGAACTTGTAGCAACCGGTGAAAAAGCTGGTCTATGGGGCACAATCACAAATACTAATTTACAATTATTACAAACAGCAGCTTCAGGTTATGTAGAAGTAACTTTAAGTTCTGGTAATGTAAACTTAAGTTTAGCTGATGGAGATGCAACTGCAAATGGTAAAAATTTATACATTAAAGTGACAGGAACTTTATCTGGTAATGCAAGTTTAACCATGCCTGCAACTACATCTGGTGGTAATGCTAATAGAGTATTTTTTGTAGAAGATGGAACAACGAGAGGTGGGGCTGGTGATAGTTATACGGTAACTTTATTAACGACTGGTCAGAGCGCATCTACACAAGTGCCTCTTCCAGAAGGTGCAACAGCTTTAGTTTATTCTAGAGGTAGTGTTCCAGCAACAACATTAGGTATGTTGGAAAAAGGATTTACAACGGTAACTGCAGCGAGTAAAACTGCATACACAGCAGTGCCTGGTGATCAAATAGGTGTAGATACTGTTGCTAATATTGTAACTATTACTTTACCTGCAGGTGCAGTGGGTGATGAAATAGTTATTATGGATGTATCAGCATCTAATGGTTTTGGAACTAACAAATGTATCGTAGCACCAAATGGATCAGATAAAATTCAAGGAACTGCTGCTTCAGTAGATCTTACAACTAACAATCAATCAGTCACACTTTTTTATACTGGTTCTAATAAGGGCTGGCAATTTAAAACTAATACAGCATGTTGCCAGAAAACAACACGCTTTTGTAGATAAAGAGGGAAATAGATACGTAGCCATTGGTACAGATAAATTTTTAATTGTATATTTTGAAGGTCAATTTTTTGATGTTACTCCTCTTTCAAGTTCTATAGCAGGAGCTACATTTACATTTAACGGCACTACCACAATAACTATTACAACATCTTCGGCACATAATTTAGAAGATGGTGATATTGTTTTATTTGATAGTGTAACTTTACCTGGTGGTACAGGATTAAACGCTTCTGATTTTGAAGATAAATTATTTCAAGTTATTACAACACCCACAGCGACCACTTTTACAATTACATTTACAAGCTCTGGTTCTGCTGCATCTGGTGGTAGTGTAACTTTAAAACCTTATGAAAGAGTCGGCCCAGCTGCTCAAACTTATGGTTATGGTTTTGGTATTAGTCAATATGGTGGTACGGTTCAA